GTATAATATATTGTAATAGTCTAAAACGTGTTTCAGATTTATATGATGCTATGAAGGAAGATGATTTTCCTGTATGTTGTATTCATAGTGGTATGGATAAAAATACTAGGGAAAGTTCATTTAATGAATTTAAAACGGGAACTTCACGTATATTAATTTCTTCTAATGTTACAGCACGAGGTATTGATATTCAACAAGTAAGTATTGTTTTCAATTTTGATATACCCAAATGTGTTCATACATATCTTCACAGAATCGGACGCTCTGGAAGATGGGGGAGAAAAGGTGTAGGCATTAATTTTATTACGAGACGGGATGTGAATCTGATGAAAGAAATTCAATCCCATTATGCTTGTGAAATTGCGGAAATGCCAAAAGAGGTAAGATTTTTAACTGATGTGTAAAAAGAATAAATAAATATAACAATATGTATATTATGAATAGTTATAAAATTCGTAAATTAACTGATTCCGATTATATAAATTATTTAAATTTAATAACCCAATTTCGCTCAACTACGTTTACAGAAGAGGAATATAAAAATGTATTAAATAAAATAGCAAATAATTCTACTATATGGGTAGTTGATTATAATAACGAACTTATTGGTACAATAACAATCATTTATGAATATAAATTTATTCATAATATTGTTAAATCCGCACATATAGAAGACGTTTGTGTAGATAAAAATCATAGAAATAAAGGCATTGGTCATTTATTAATAAATCATGCTATAAAAGAAGCGCATAAAGAAAAATGCTATAAAATTATATTAGATTGTGATGAAAAATTAGAAACTTTTTATAAAAAATCTGGGCTTGAAAAGAAGGGTATTCAAATGGCAAAATACTTTATTACATAATAGGTTATCAAATAATATCTTCATTTCAACTACTTTATAAATCGTCGTTTGAAATGAAAAAAGAATATTATAAATAGTTTATTCGTAAAAAAAAATTCATTATATTTCTAGTAGTAAATATAATGAATACAGAAACAGAAAATAAGGAATTAAGTAAGATTGTCGAAATAAATGATTATTTTAAAATGCCTATCTATTATAATGAGGATAAAGTAGAACTTAATAAAAATATTATTGCAGATTTAGAATTAATTACAACAATTGACCAATCGTGTAATCCCATTTATACATATTGTTTTAATAATGATAACGATATTTCTAAAAAACTTATCGAACAAACATCAAAATATTATACAACAGATAAACATTTCTTAAAAGAAAATCAAACACTTTTAAAGGATTATAAAGGACTCGAGAAAAAGTATACTGATACTGTTCCAAATTACAAAAATATAATTGAAATATGGAATGAGTTAAAAATAGATTCCGGGTTTAAAGAAAAATACTATTACGTAGATTGGGAAATGATTGAATTCTTAAATAAGTCTGAATTTTTCTTACAATTTATGAGTATTTATAATTTATTTTCACCTATTCTATCTCTATTGATGCCCATTTTCATTTTAATAATCCCCTTTTTAATTATTAAATTAAAAGGATTAACCATTAGTATAAGTGAATATGTAAATGTATTAAAAATGGTAGCAAAACAAAACGCATTAGGAAAACTTTTTACTGTCAACTTCAATGAAATAAATATGCAAGAAAAAATATATATATTAGTATCTGCTGGGTTTTATATGTTTTCTATATACCAAAATATTATGGTTTGTATTCGATTTCATAAAAATATGAAAACTATTCACTTGCATTTTAATGAAATAAAATTATACTTGGAAAAAACAGTATCATCAATTGATAATTACTTGAAATATTCATCTGTGCTATCTACACAAAAACGATTCAATGACATACTTATAGAGAAACAAAATACACTTAAAAATATATATTCTAAATTGAGTTGGATATCTAACTATAGTTTATTTAATATGAGTAAATTAAAAGAAATTGGACATATATTAAAATATTTTTATGAATTGCACACAAATAAAACATATGAGGATGCAATGATGTATTCATTTGGGTTTAATGGATATATTGATTGTATAGAAGGATTACAAAAAAACATTGAAGAGAGAAAAATGAATTTCTCACTTTTCATTGAAGAAAACAAGAAATCTGTTTTTAGCAAGAGTTATTATGCTTGTTTAAAAGATAATAATCCAATTAAAAATACAATAAAACTAAAAAAAAATATGATAATAACTGGACCAAATGCATCAGGAAAAACGACTATACTTAAATCAACATTGATTAATATTATATTTACTCAACAATTCGGGTGTGGATTTTATGATTCGGCAAAACTGGCTCCATTTCATCATATACATTGTTACTTAAATATTCCAGATACATCGGGGAGAGACAGTTTATTTCAAGCTGAAGCGCGGAGATGTAAAGAAATACTCGATAATGTAAGCGCTCATAAAAAGGAGACACATTTTTGCGCATTTGATGAGTTATACTCTGGAACAAACCCAGAAGAAGCGGAAACAAGTGCTACAGCCTTTTTAAGTTATTTAACAAAATATAAAAATGTGTCATGTTTGTTGACAACACATTTTGTAAAAGTATGTAAAAGACTTAAAAAAAACAAAAATATTACGAATTATCATATGGAAACAGAAAAAAATAATAATAGATTAACTTATTTATATATATTACAAGCTGGAATTTCTGAAGTAAAAGGTGGAATTAATGTATTGACAGATATGAATTATCCTAAGGAAATAATTGATAATACAATTAAAAATCAAAAATAAACTCATTTAATATGATTAGATATAATTAGATATAATTACATGGTATATTGTTCGTTATGAATAATACTAAACCATTTACAGCAAGATTTTATATAAAAATATAATGAAAACAATGTAAATATCATTCCATAAAACAAATAATTATATCTATAACTAATAAATAATACAGGAAACGATAAATAGAGTATATTTCTTTTACGATAAATTTCAAGAAACACACCATGTAAACCTATATTTCCAGAATTTGATGCCAAATTTAAGGCATATTCAACATTAAATGGTATAAATAAAATTATTATAAAGTTAGTAAGTGTCATCTATTCAATTATTGAATAATAATTTTATATTGGTTTCCAAAATATTATTCGTTAGTTAATTAATTAATTTATATAATCTTTTTGTAATAAAATGACCCTTTTAGCTGATTTATTTAATCCATCTTTTTTAATGTTTTTAGGAATATTAGTATTAGTCGCAGCATTATTGGTTATTTATATTGAATCAAAAAATAGAGAACAAAATCATAAAATTTCATCCATGTTTAGTTTAGTTTCTTCTTTAGCAGAAGAAGTAAATGGGTTAAAATATGTGCTCGCAAGTGGTTCGATTTATAGTGGTGGTGGTAACAATGATTTTGTACAAGAAAATAACCAATACAATTTTACAAAAGAAATACCTATGGAAATACCCTTGGCTAACAGTAATTTAATCGCTGTTTCAGACGATGAAGACGAAGATGAAAGTGATTCTGAAGGTGATAGTGATAATGATAATGATAGTGATAATGATAGTGAGATTGATTTAGAAAGTGTTGATTCAACGGATAGTATTAATGAATTAGACGAGGATGAATTAGAAGAAAAAGAATTAGAACACAATGACGTCAAAGTATTAAAATTAAATATTAGTGGTCAAACTAATAATGACGATAGCTTACTCATGATAGATGAATTACACAATATTTTAGACAATGATTTAGAAGATGATTTAGAAGATGATTTAGAAGATGATTTAGAAGATGATTTAGAAGATGATTTAGATGAAGAACTAATTTCCGATATGAATAACAGTTCTAGTCAAAATATTAATTTTGAAACGATTCATGAAGGACAAAATGAAGAAGCCGCTTCAGACATTTTTTCTTCTGATTTAAAAACTATTAATATTAATTTAGAAGATTCAAATACAGCAAATATTGATTATAAAAAATTAACATTACCTAAGCTGAGAAGTGTTGTAACAGAAAAGGGATTGACTAATGATCCTTCTAAATTGAAGAAAAATGAATTGCTTAAATTGCTTGAAATTGAATAAGAATTTTATCTTATAATAATATAACAATATGTCGTGGGGAACATGCTTTTCAGGATCTAATAATATTCATTTTAACTTTCCACCAATCATGGCGGATGGACGCAATTACGCAACCTGGCAACCAGACGCTGTAGTAAATCAACGAATTCAAAAACAAGAAGGTATTCATTCTAACTGGCAGTATCGTCAATATCTTCAACACAACGGTATTCATATTATGAATTATAATAGTATGGAAACTTGCTATGATTTGGGGTTAGACCCTCACGTCCAAACAGGTAAAACACCATCTAGCAATGTTCCATATACATTTAAAAACACATTTGATAGAAGTGAACCTGGCTATGGATATTGTAATAGTGATTTAAAAAATCCTTATTTAACAAGTGAACAATTAAACGCAAGAATGGTCGCGCCATCTATTAACCCTGCGCATTTTCCAAAATGAAGTAAATAAAATCAAATAAAATAAAATAAATCAAAATTAGTTTTAATATGTAAAAACAATATAATAATAAAATTACTTTTAGTATTATATGAAGATTCTCTCTATTGATGTTGGTATAAAAAATTTAGCATATTGTCTTTTTGAAAAATCACCCGATACCAATCAATTTAAAATTACACAATGGGATACTGTCAATATTTCAGAACAAGAAGTATTTAAATGTGAATTTATAGAAAAAAATGTAGTATGTTGTAAACCAGCAAAATTTAAAAAAATCGACAATTGTTTCTGCTTGAAACATGCAAAAAAACAACAAATGCAAATACCAACAACAGAACAGAAACCTTCCTTTATTAATAAACAAAAAATTCAGAAATTATATGAAATCGCGAATTTACATGGTATTAAATACGAAAACAAAATTAAAAAGGCTGACCTAATAATTATGATTAACGAACATATAAGCCAAATCTATTTCCAACCTATCGAATCTACCAACGCATCTGATATAAATTTATTTGATATAGGTAAAAATATTAAACACCATTTCCATAAGCTGTTTTCCAATGAAGGTTGTATAGATTATGTCATTATTGAAAATCAAATCGGACCTATTGCTACACGTATGAAAACGATTCAAGGAATGTTAGTGCAATATTTTGTAATGTCTAACCTAACTGTGAATTGTATTGAATTTATTTCGGCAGCGAATAAACTTAAATGTTGTATAAAAAATGGAGATAAAACAAAATATAGTGAAAGAAAAAAATTAGGTATAGAAAAATGTTTAGAAATAATTACAACTGATTTTAGATTTAACGAACACATACCTTATTTTAATTCACACAAAAAAAAAGATGATTTGTCAGATTCTTTTTTACAAGGGTTGTGGTTCATAAATGATAAAAAAATGTAAAAAATGTAAAAATGTAAAAATGTAAAAATGTAAAAAATGTATTTTTAAATAAAAATATATATTTCAATTCGTATTACTTAAAATTAAATGTTCTATTTAATGAATAATGATGGATGACATTTTGGAGATTTCTGAGTTGGATTTAAATGATAATAATTTTAGTTTTGAAAATAAGTCTTCGAATTTTGGCGGTGGTCTTGAACTCTTAATGAATGATAAAGTTAAAGATAATTTTAGACCCGATAGTGATATTAATTTAGAAGATTTAAATAATTTAGAAAATGAATTAAATAATTTAGTGGATGACATTCCTAGTAGTAGTTTTAAACCAACGTCTGATTTATTTGGGTCTTCTAATTTTGGCTCTGAAGATAAACCATCTGTAAGATTTAATGATTCTACAATTGGTCAATCGACATCTCAAACAGAAAGCGATAATAAAACGTGGGATGGATACGGAAAATTTAACAATATTCCTTTTAATCCAGACAAGGGTGTTTCTAGTGAACCCAAAATGTCTAAAGATGAGATGCTTAGAGAAAAGTTTAAGTATTTAAGAAAGTTGGAAGCACTTGAAAAGAAGGGTGTAGAACTCTCTAAAAAATATAATATGGACTCTTCATTGCAAGAAATGATAGGTGAATATGAAACTATAATGGAAGAAAAAACGAAACTAAATTCAGTTAAATTTCAGGGAAATATGTTGATGGCGATTATTAATGGTATGGAATTTTTAAATAATAAATTTGACCCTTTTGATATCAAGTTAGACGGTTGGAGTGAACAAATCAACGAAAACATAACAGATTATGATGATGTTTTTAGTGAATTATATGAAAAATATAAAAGTAAGGCTTCTATGGCACCTGAATTAAAGTTATTGTTTCAATTGGGCGGTAGTGCTATGATGGTACATATGACAAATACTATGTTTAAGAGTGCAATGCCCGGCATGGATGATATTTTAAGACAAAATCCAGATTTAATGCGCTCATTCCAAAACGCAGCTGTTAATTCAATGGCACAAACAAGTCCTGGGTTTTCAGGTTTTATGTCAAATATGATGAACCCTGAACCTCAAGTATCACAAGGTATGGGACCTCCTCCTCCATTGGCTACACAAGGTCCTAATGCTGTCTCTCCTCCATCCGGAAGACCTGGAAACAATAATTATGCTAACCGGCCTGATTTAAATTTTAGTCGTAGTAATTTTACAAATGATGGTATTAGTTTGAGAGAAAATTTCGAAAGACCAGATGTTCAAGATAGAACAACTAGTAGAAGACAACAACAATCATCATCTCGTCCAGAAATGAAAGGACCAAGTGATATTTCAGATATTCTCTCTGGTTTAAAAACCAAGACTATTAATATTCAAGAGCCACAACAACAATCCTATTCTGCTCAAAATGATAGCAGCACAATTAGTATTAGTGATTTAAAGGAACTACAATCAGACGGTAATATGCCTAAGCGCAGTGGTCGACGTAAGAAGTCAGCTAGTAACACTGTATCATTAGATATTTAGAGCGACACATTCTTC